GGCCGTCATAGTACTCTCTACCACAAGACTCTCTGAACCTTCCGGTCCAGAAAGACTTGTTGACGTTAACTACATACCCGAAAAGGTGTAGTTCGTCAACAACGGACAGCACATAGTCCCGGGGAACGATCAAATCGTCCCCAAAGACACGCACCTTGCCACGAAAAGATTCAATCTTTTCGTAGGTAAGAGGTGAGTTGAGCTCTCGCTCTATCCCCATGAAGATTAGGGTCGTAAAGACCATAGCCTCAAAGGGGAAGCAAAGAGCTGAACCCATAGACGCGAACTTGGCTAGGCGAATAACGCCATGGCCAGGCACATCAGCCTTCCGTGATCGACATGCATCGACGGCCTGAAGCAAATCAGGAACGCCGTGCAGAAGAGCACGTACATGCTGATAGGAAACGCGATCGGACGCTTCACTTAGATCAAGTGTAGCAAGGTCACCGCTGTGTGATCCTTTTGACGCAAGAACCCTGTTAGGTTCTTGATCGTCGAGTCCGACAACATCATAGAGGAAACCATCCTCTTTTATGATGTCCGAAATCTCGCGAAGGAGCGACTGCTGTGCGTATTGCATAGCAGTCGGTTCAATCGCGATGATTCTGGGCGCTTTCAGCGTCTTAGGGACGGTGATTACCCTCACGGGAATCTCCGCCCCGGGTTCGAGGAGCGTCAGTTCCTCAAGCAAATCCGGAGTATAACGCCGGTTTGGAATGAGGAAGTCCTGAGAAGGCATAACCTTCTCAAGACGAGTAGTCCAGGTTCGCAGATTATACTTAGCATTAGAGCTAAGACGATCTGCGACAGCGCCTGGACCATGCTTCGGCTTAAGTCTCGCAAAGTGGACCGAACGGGCCACCTTGTCAAGAAATTCGCCGAAAAGCAGAGATGAGACCCTCTTAAAATCCTCAAGATATTGAGGATCAAGGAGAGCATCATTCCTCCTGATCTCCTGCTCACAAGCGATGAAATCAGACATTGCTTGCCTTGCCCTTCGAGGTGTAACAACCTCAGTGGACTCATCATCCACAGGCAAGGCAATCTTACTGAACATCAGCGTGAGCTGACGTAGAGCATAGATTGCTTCAATATCTGGCTCATCGTTCAACACACCACTAGTAGGACAAAACACACGTCCAAGGAAACCTTGTAGAAATACAGGGAGACCAGTAAGATGACTCTTCTTAAAAGAAGGGACATCCGAAGGGACGACGAAGCCACAGTCAAGCCATTTTTCGATGGCTTTTCCGTAGCTCGCCAGGGTTATCGCCAAAAACGATAGCCCCTCGTGTTGAGTCCGGGCCATGACAGTTTTTATGTCATGGTCGGCGCTAGTGCAACATCGTACGGCCATTTCATGAGCCGTACAGGACCAGAGTGACGTCAGGCTTTTCATAGTCCCTCCTTATCAGAGGTGGCTAATCCCTAGCTCTGCCGTCGAAAATCGACCTAGAGCATCAAGCGGAACAGGAATCTTGAAGGCGTTTTACGGCCGCCAAGAAATTCTGATACGCAAGATGCTCAGAGGGGGTGAGGTCATTCACATGACCCACCAATACCGTTAGCCAGAGGACAAGACCGTGATCACGGTCATCCCCATAGGCGACGATAATCGATTTTCTGTTCACACCAATCAACCTCCACACACATGTGTGAAGGGAAGAAAGGTAGTCGCTACAAGATACGCAGCATTGATGACAGCCACAGCAACAACCACAAACTTCTTGCTTGTGGTAGGCGGTGGTTCATCAGTGGGACGACGCCCGTATTGTTTACGGACGTGGTATAGATCATAACTACGACGCCCTTTTCGGGGCTCGCGGTGATGATCTACCGTATCTTGTGACCTGTCAGACAAGCTCCCAATGGCGAGTCGCTAAGACTCGCCAGCGAGGAGCTTGGAAATGAGCAGGTCCGAAGATGCCGTGATCTGGGTTTTGAAGCCAGTCCACAGCGCCAGCTGCTCCGTAATGGAGAAGCCGGCCCCGACTGCGGGCACGTCGAAGACGATGTATTCTGACATCGAAACCTTCGTGTTCTCAGACGGCCGGAACGGATCCGGTGCGATCTTCGAGAGATCGACTCGCAACACGTGC